CGGGTTTGTTGAAAACAAAATAGTTATCAATGAAATCTACTTTGTCAGCGCCGCTGAAGTCTGGGTCTATTATTTGCGCAATGGCATTCGTGGATGGCGTGATGACATATCCCTGCCCTCCTGTGACCAGCATGATGACAATGCCGTTACTTGCCATGCTGACCGGCGTCGATGCATAAGCAATCGTGCCGATCAATGTACACACGCCCGCCGTTGTCACGGAATAGACGTTAGCGCCAGACACCACGAACGCCGTCGTGGCACTGAATCGAATAACGCCACGCATGCCGCTATTGATCGCGCTTGATGGTGTCGCAAACAAAGAAAGCCCGGGAGTGCCGTAGAGCGCGGCAATAGCTTTACTGGTACCGCTCTGCGACATCTCCGGATATAGATTGATGCAGCGCTGATTGTCGAAGTTGACAGAGCGAGCCCGATACGATGCGCCGATGAAGTTAATGCCGGCCATCAGTAACCCCTCTGCCACATAGCTGGCCCAGAGTTGCCTAGTCCTTCATCGAATCGAGCTGTCACTTTCTGCTTGTTCGCGCGCTTAATGTTGGCTTTGGTTGTGACAGCGGTCTGCGCGACTGATGCAGATACTTGCATTCCGTAATCAGGCGCAAGCAGGATTGCGAGTGCATGCTTGAAGTAAATCATATAGCCCGGCGGGAAGTTCAGCACGGTTGCCGTGTTTGCAACCTGCGTTAACACGCGGTCAGTGCTTAATACCAACGGCACAATTTGCGACGGCACGGGCCACAGTGTGATCAATCCAAGGGGATTGTCATTCACATACAGCAATCGCTCGATGATGGGCTGCTGCTGTGTCTTCAGGCTGATGGCGTTATAGTTTTCTTGACCGATGATGTCCACGGGGAAATCGACACCAGAAAATGTGCAATATGCATCTGCAATACGCACTGGTCTTGTGGTGTTGAAGTTACCGCCAACACCAATTGTATAAATGGCCTGACCTGCAACCGTATTGAAGCTTTCATTCGCGCTGCCATAGACAAACAGGTTTTCAGTACTGCTTGTCTCTAGCAGATCGTTAAACATGGTCAGGGCATCATTGATTTCGTCCGCAGTCGGTACTTCGCTGGTAGCAATAATGCCAACCAGTCGCATTGCCTGAGTTAGGAAATCGTATGTTGTGATGCCGCTTGGCATGTCTTACTTCTTGGGCGCTTTGGGCGCTTTGGGCGAAGTATCAACATCACTATCAGTAGTGCCTTCATCGCCTGATTGTGATGCTGCAGCAAGTTCCGCTCCCCAATCAGAAAGCAGCTTCTGTTCTTCAGCTTCGTTAGCGCATAGCACGGCACCGATATCAGGTGCGCGTTGAACCCATTTTGGATAAGACATCTTCAAAGTCCTCAAGTTAAAGAATGGGCGGTGTGGGTCCCGCCCAAACAGGGGTTTGCGTTATGCAGTTGCGGTTTCGCCCGATTGCAGCAACAACATCCAGTCAATCGCCACAGCGGCAGTGGCTGCAGCGTTCAACGTGAACGTTACAGAGCCATTAGCTGGTGTGATGCGCGCGACATTGAACGCAGTACCGTCTGCAGCGGCATTCGACAGATAAGCCGCGAACTTGCTTTCAGTGGTGAACTGCGGGTTGGTGACAACCACGGCAGTGCCAGCAGCGGCGATGCCGACGCGTCCAGCAACCTGAGTTGTCGTAACTGCACCTGGCGTGACAGGACCGGCACTTGAAGTGCCGAAGCCCTGCGCGATCAGTGCGGATTCAACAGCAGTTTGAAGCTGCACAATCGTGCCAGCCGCATAACCGCCGTAAGCTTTGCTAAGTAAAATCATTTCAAAGTCCTCAATGTATGAACGGTGGTTTAATGTTAGGTCGCGTACAGACACGCCAATTCGGGGTATGTCGCCGCCCAACCAAACAACACATCCAAACGGATGATGTAGTTGTCGTTGATGCCGTCATAGAACTCAGTGGCTTTGATGTTGAAGCCCTTGTAGCTCTCGGTCGCAACGTCAATGACGCCTTTCTTTTCAGCAGGTGCATACATCGGGACCATTGCGAGCGTGAATGCATCCTCATGGAATGCCACACTGCAACCGTACGAAGCGGACACTGTGCCGAAGATGGTGAAGGGAGAGCCGCTGGTCGGTGATGCGCTGGCGTTTTGGAATGCGCCAGAAGTCACCAAGGCTGGACTGATTGGAATGGATGTTGCTGCTGCTGCAACGTCAGCAGTCACAACCCACTGAGCCAGCGTTCCAGTTGATTGACGCGTTTGCGGATTCACTGCAAACACACCAGGCAACGTGATACGCGAGCCTTTGGTGATCGTGCCACCCAAGCCAACAACGGTAATTGCTGAGCCAGTTTGGTTAGCGCCGTTGACGTTGGTGCCCGCTACAGCCTGCGAGCCATTGGTATGCGTATCAACGTTCTGATCCATGCCATAGGCAAGACCCAACGAATCAACCATCACACCCTTCTGGAATTGCTTCTCAAGGGTGCTCTGGCCGTTGAACATCCCAGCAAAGCCCTGCACAACAGCAGCATTCAGTGCTGGATTCATGATGAAGTTGCGATTGCGATCACGAGGCGCAGCCATTTCATCCAAGCGTTGATTGACGCCCAATACAGCCTGCAATGCGAGTGCTTGCGTGTTAGGCGGTGTGCCCGGCGTGCCGATGACGTTGAACGTATTCAGGCGTGCGCATTGCAAACCTTGGCGATCAATTTCATTAGCCACCGAAGCCATTGCTGCCTGGATTTTATTCCCATGCCTTGAATAGAGACAGTGCGCTCTGAGCCGGTAAAGTTCAGATCGCAACCGCCTTGTGACAAGGTAAGCGGCACGGTGGCTTCAACAGTGCCCTGAGGTACTGCGACGCGGCCAGCGCGATAGGTGTAACGCGGTGGTCGTTTGATGTTGATGGTTAAGCCAGGTGAATAACCGCGCTTTTGATTGCCAGTAAATTCATCCTCCCATTCTCGATTGACGTTCGATGCGAACGGCAACATATTCTCAAGTACAGCAAGCGCTTCTTTCGCGATAATGCTGCAAGTTGCAATTGTATTACTCATGATGTCCTCAGATATGGTGCGGTCTTACCGCGCCCATCGAGCCCCTTGAGCTTTGCGCTGCTTCACGTAGTCATCCATTGGTGCTTTCGCCAAATCGACTGACGTGCTGCGGCCAGAGCCAATAGGCTTTGCGGGCGGCGGTGCGTTGGTTGTTTTTGGCTTCACCACCGGAGCAGGCTCACTCGTTTGTGAGTCAGCATCCGTATTAGGATCAGGAATAGCGGAACGCTCGAAACTGGCTTCAAGTCTGCCAATCTCTCTCGCTGCAGCCGTCGGGCTTAATGCATTGAGTTTGTCTGCAACTTCGGGATGTTCGGCAAGATGTAGCGCGAGATGTGGGCCGTATTCGCTTTCGAGCAGCAATTCGCCAACATGATTTGCAATCGGTACATCCGAATTGCTCATCACATCGTCGTATCTCGGTGTCTCTTTGCGAAAGGCTTCTGCGCGCTCGTTCCAAGTGCTTGAACGTTTTTCAGCTTGCTGCTTTTCAGCGGCTTGCTTATCACGCTCGGATAACTTGGCATCGATCTTTTGATCTGCCTTCCAATCAGCGAGAGCTTCTACATACTCGCCATAATCAGCGAACTTATCAGGTGTTGGCTTTTCAGCTGCTTTCTCAGTCTCTTTCGGCTGAGCAGCAGCTTCGGCGCGTTGACGCCAATAAGCAGCCTCCCGTTCGTTCTCTCTGACTTTGCGTGTCAACTCATCGATGCGCGGCTGAACTGGCTTTCTAAACTTGCCATTTTCATCACGGTCTTGAGTTGCTTGCGTAGTTGTCTCAGGTGTCTCTGCTGCTACGTCTTGCGTTGTAGCTGCATCAACTTCAGTTGCATCAATTTGCGTTTCTGTATCGGCGTTCATGGTGAACGAATTTCCTGACCCGTGGTGTCGCCGGGTAATGCGATGTCTTGTGCGCCTTGATCCACTCCCAGACTTGGAGCGGGACGAATATCGCTACCGATGTCTTGTGAGACATCAGCTGCCAATACGGGTGGTGGCTGAATATTTTTCAGCAGCAGTTGAATCCAGCCGTTGAGTTCAGCAACGTCGGATTTATTAACTGCGTTCATTTCTGCGATGCGTTCGCGGCTCGCGATCTCGAGCTTGGTTTTTTCGATTCCTGAGGAGGCATCTTTCAGTTGGCCTGATAGCTGCTGAATCTGTTGATCCATCTCTTGCAGCATCTGTGCGGCTTGATCTACAGGAATCGGGCCTTTCGGTGTGTTAACCACTGGATCGGCACCGCCTTGATCGTCTTCGTCATTGCGAAGCTCTGGCGGAATTGTTTTGGCAATGCGATCCGCAATTTCTTCGGCGCCGGGCCAATCCATTGAGCGGATAACTTTGTCACCAGCCACGTCCATCAGCTTCGGCCATGACTTACCGAATTGAACCATTGCATCAGCGGCCTCTTGTCGCAGCGTGCTATATGACGGTCCAGTGCTGACTGTTACGTCATATGTTCCGACAGTGAGATCGTTCAATATCGTCTTGATCGCACCCGTCGTTGGATCTTTCTTTTGTTGCTCTTGCGGAATGGGCTGATTGATCTTTGCATGGCTCATCTTTCCGTCTTCGCCCATGATGCGAACGATGCGTGATGCATCGAGATAATGCGGCGCCATACTGATCAAGCAGCGACCTGCCTGACGAATGCTGCGATTCAGATTGTCCGCATAATGGAAGTTGGCAACATCGCCCTGACGTTGCTGCTCGCGTTCTTGAATGCCTGACGTTGCATTACCGCGCGCGCCTAAGCTTGAATCAAACAATCCTGTGGTTGCTTTGATGTTGTCATTGGCATGCATTGCCATCGACAAAATGCCGGTCGGCACATCGGCCATTGGCTGACGTTGTGGCGCAGGTGCAAGCGTTCCGTCTATAGTGACCGGCTTATATTCAAGATAAGGGAAGCTGCGAACATTGGCCTGGTCCCAGTCATTTTCATAACCTTCAAACTGACCTTCTGCACCGATGAACGGTGTCTTGGTACGCAATGCAACTTCTTCTGTCGCACTGGTCATCCAATAGTTGTACATCTTTGCTGGATCGCGCGCGTTACGTATCAAGCCGCTGCGTATCACCTTG